GCTGGTCAAACCATAGCAGTACTGGAGATAGCATAAATGGCAAGAATCAGTACCAGTTCAACTGGCGGTAATGTTAACATTCAGGATACGAACGGCAATCCACTTAACAGTGTTAATGGCGCCTTAAATGTTAATATTGAAGGTGTTAATCCTAATCAGCACTCAGTTTTGATATATAATGCTGAATCTGCCGTTGCAGTAGGAGTCACGACTACAGTAGCAACCTATACAGCACCTGCTTCCCCTACAGTTGCGTGTTTATTGTTAGTATCAGTAGGTGGTACAAATGTTGCACAGTGGACGATTACAAATAGTAGTAGTGGGATTTATGACCAAAACTATACATCAGCTGCGCAACTAAACGAAGTTTTTACGTTTGAAACAGGATCGTCTATAGTCCCTGGTCAAATAATAGGTGCAGGAAACACTATAACTGTGTCTGTAAAACAAGTCGGGACAAGTCCCGGAAATTTTAACGCTAGATTACAAATATTGGAGATAGGTTAATATGTTAGAACAAAAGAAATTAAAAGCGGAGCTTTTAAGAGTCCAAGCTGCTAAGGCAGAAATGGAATACATCATGGAACAGAGGATGGAAGAAATAAGACGGCTAGAAGAGGCCGTTAAGAAACAAGAACTTGCAGAATCTTCACTGCAGGAAAAACTAAATGCCTTAGTAGGAGGATAAACTAATGAGCGATTTTAACAGTTCCTTACCGGTCAGGACCGAAAACCCCGGTGACGTAGTCGTCAAACTATCAGACGCAACTACGCCAAGTCAACAACAGGCAGTTAACGCGGCCGGATCAGCCCAGATTGCCGGTCAAGGTATAGCTGGCACCCCCGCCGGCGGAGTGGTATCCGTTCAAGGTGTTAGTGGTGGAACGCCATTACCTATTAGTGGAAGTATAACCATTACTGATCCAGCTGAAGGGCCAACGGGAGCATTGCCACCAAGCGATGCTATATACATTGGAGCTTTAGCTTCTACGTCTGCTCCATCATTAACGACCGGATATATGTATTCTCCATCGTTAACTCTAGCCGGCGCGCTACGAGTAGATGGGTCTGCCGTAACTCAACCGATCAGTGCTGCAAGCTTACCGTTACCAACCGGGGCGGCTACTAATTCCGAATTGATTACGATTAATTCGACATTAGGATCACCCTTCCAAGCTGGCGGAAGCATCGGAAATACTGCATTTGGTATTTCTGGTTCTTTGCCTGCTGGTAGTAATATTATCGGCGCAGTAACTCAATCAGGTGGTCCTTGGACTCAGAACTTGACTCAAGTTGGTGGTTCTGCCATCTCTTTGGGTCAAAAAACGATGGCAGCATCTTTGCCTGTTGTTATCGCTTCTGATCAATCGATTCTATTGACAAGTGATAAAGCTGATGGACCAGCAGCTCCTGGAGCAGCTTCCAGCTTCTCTCTATTATCTGGGGCTATTTATAACAGCTCGCCAATCAGTTTAACGAACGGTCAGCAAGCTTCATTGCAATCGGATTCAGCTGGACGTTTATTGGTTGATGGGTCACAAGTGACTCAGCCAGTCAGTGGAACAATTACAGCAAATCAAGGTGGCGCACCTTGGAGCCAGAATATCACTCAGATTTCTGGAGCTTCTCCCAGTGCTTCGAACAGTTTACCAGTTGAGATCTCATTAGGATCTTCATTTATAAGCTCTTCAAACCCACTGCCTGTTATTCTTGATCCAGCCGGTGCTGGAACTCCAGTCATGGATTTTAAAGATGCTAGTGCGATTGCTGCTGGATCTTCTGATAATCATGACTATACAGTTACAGCAGGAAAAACTCTGCACTTACAGCAGATTGAATCTTCTGCTGCTGGAAAAGCAAAGATGACTCTGGAAATTGAAACTGGCGTTGGAACAAGTATATTTACGTCTATGGCAGTTCAATTTAACTCTACTGCAACTCCTGATATGAGTTTGATTATTCAATCTCCTATGTTAGTAGCTGCTGGGGTTAGAGTCCGCGTTGTAATGTTGAATAGAGATAATCAAGCTGATGATCTATATAGTTCAATAATTGGATTTGAAATCTAATAGGTGATGTATGGCAGACATGAATTCTAGGTTACCAACACAAGATCAGGCAGATGGAACATCTGGGTCTGCCATACCTACCGAAGCTATATTGGTTGGAGGTTCAGACGGAACTAACCTCCAACCTATTTCTACTACATCAACTGGGGTAGTTAATACTAAAGATCAATCTGACGGACCTGTAACTCCTGGCACTGTATCAAGTTTTTCACAACTTATAGGTGGTCAATATAATAGCACACAATCTGCTCTTACAACTGGTCAACAAGCGGCTTTACAATCAGATGTTCGTGGAAATTTATTAATAGGTTCAGGTTCTGTTGCAATATCTGGTTCTATTGCAGGAAATGGTAATATATTACTAATCCCCAATGGTGGTATAACAAATATTAATTCTTATTCTGGGATACTAATAGAAATAAGTGGAACTTGGAGTTCAACTTTAACTCTTACAGGTTCAAATAGTGGTAGTTCATTTTTTACAATTGATGTAATAAATTTATCTAACCCAAATAATGGACCACAATCAACAATTACATCAAATGGATTATACTATGCACCGATCGGAGCTACAAATATAGCCTTAACTTCTTCATCATATGTTTCCGGTACAGTACTTTGTTATGCTCAATTACGATCAATTCCTCCAGCAATACTTAATGCACCATTTAAAACAGACGTGTCTACAACTGGAACTTTAGGCGCATTAAATGCCACTCTACAGTTACCTATAAATGACGTATCATCCGCATATGCATTAATCTCAGGAACATGGGCAGGTACTATTCAGTTTCAAGGTAGTGTTAATGGTAGTTCGTACGTTCCATTGGAAGCAGTCCAGGGGGGACCTACAAATGCTTATACTAATGCTGGGTTTACTACAAATGGTGGCGTAAGAATTGCACTCCCTGCTGGTTTTACAAACATCCAAGCTATAATGACAGCGTATACGTCCGGTACGGCTACTGTTGTTATAAATACTTCATCTGGAGTGTCAAATACTGAAGTGATTCAGCTTAATGCTGCTAATTTAAAAACCACAGCTTATATTGCTGACGGCTCCGGAAATGCCATCAATTCAATAAATTCGCAACTAGAAACTGCTGATATTATTAACACATCTATATCAAGCGGTAGTATCACTGTTGGTACTACAGCTGTTGCAGCTAGAGTGGGTGCCTCTAACCTAACAAGTAGAAAACAACTTATGATAGCTCCCGTTACCTATACAATTTATATAGGCGCTACTTCTGGGGTCACTACAGCTACCGGCATTCCAATATATCCAGGTCAAGTTGTGGCGTTTGCGTATGGCGCTAGTGTTACTCCGTATTTAATAGCTGCAACTTCTGGCACGGTAAACGTATTCGAAGGAGCTTAATATGGCACAAAATGGATACTTTTCTTCATACAGCCCCCCAACAACAGCTACTAACTACACGGTTACTAGTACTTCAGCTCAGACTTTAACTACAGGTGGGGTTATTATTGCAACAGTCACGCCGGTCGCCGGAACCTATCTAGTTGTAGCAAGCTGTAGTTTAACAGCTTCAAGTGCGGCAGGTAACGTTGCCACGGTTGGTATATTATACAATGGGACGTATCAGACTGGCAGCTTGCATACAGCCACGCCTCAAAGCACAAATACGAGTATTATTTATTCTAACGGCTTTCAAGCCATGACAATTGCAACAAATTGTATCTTGACTGTTAATGGTTCTGTAGCCGTTACCTTAGCAGGTTATACGAATACTGGCACCGTAACAGTTAACCCTTTAGTAATGAATTTAGTGAGGATAGCATAATGACTAACGATCAACTCATTGCAGCAATTACAACAGCTTTACAGACTCAAGATGTAAACGGCGAATACGCTAATGTTGTTTTGTTGATGCAGGCGTCTATAATAAATAGCTTAAGTAGTATGCCGCCTGATCAACTGGCTAATATTTGCACACTTTTAAACATCAACACGAGTGGTTCTTAATATGAAAAAACTACATAAAATTATAGCGTTTATAAAAAGAACTTTTGTAACTGACTGCCCGGTGTGTCATAAACATTTCTATGGCACCAGTAAACATATGTGTCACGTTAAAGTCAGTAACAAACATTACAGGATAATCTGTGAAAAATGTGCGGAGGAACACAAGTTGTTGAAATAATATGGATAAGTTGGATAACATACAAGAAAAAATAACCAAGATAGAAGTAACCTTAGCTGAGCAGCACCAGACATTAAAAGAACACACAAGACGAAGTACAGCCAATGAAAAGGCAGTAGAATTACTTAAAGGACAAACAGACGACGTTAAGAAGATGGTATACACCATGCATGGTGGCGTTAAGGCCCTATTTGCAATCTTAACAATCATAGAAATTATTTCTAAGTTTTGGCATTAATATGATACATAGAGTGCTGCGACATATACACGACGTAATAAAAGGAAAGACCGATGTAAGTACTCTGCGGTCAACTCATTGGCATACGGTTAGAAAGCATCACCTAGAGCAACATCCTATTTGTGAGATTTGCGGCGGTAAAGATAAGTTACAGGTTCATCATAAGAAGCCGTTTCATATGCATCCAGAATTAGAATTAGACTTATCAAATTTGATAACTTTATGTGAGCACCCTGGAAAAGATTGTCACTTAATATTCGGACACCTACAGTCGTTTAAAAGCTATAACCCCAGTGTTGAAGAGGATGCTAAGATATGGAACGAAAAGTTAAAGAATCGCCCATTGAACCAAAGTTCTTAGACATGATCTGTCAGGAATGCCACGTAGCTTTAAAGTACCCGCATGGGGAGTTAAATCAGTGGTGTAAATGCTGTTTTTGCGGGTACACTGAGATTAATCCGACACAAGAAAAAGCAGGAATTATTAACCTACAGGAGTTAGAAATAACGAACGTTCTTGTTCGCGGCGACGCATAAGGCCAGGAACTTCTCGGCCAGAAGCTTTATCCCATAGTAGGAATCGTTCAGCAGCTATATCAAAGTTACCTAAATTAACTTGCTTTAATAAACCTGAAGTATTGAAGTTACGTAAGCCAATATTATAAGCTAGAGATACTAATGCGGAGAACTGATTTTCATTAACATCTACTTCTAGTCGGTCAGATACGCCGTCTTCGACTCGACCTAAATCTTGTCTTAGCTGATTGTCAGCTTGCTCTTGAGTCCATATTAGGTCTGGGTTAACTTCTGACCCGGTATGTCCCCAGCCAATAGTCCATATACCGACTATATCGCGGTAAGATTTTAATTTGCAGCTTTCGCACTCTTTTATTAAAGCTAAACCTTTTTCATTAATTTTCATAATCCCCCCTTAAAAATTGCCTTCCATGGCATAAATATACGATAGTTATTATATTAAATCATCATAATTTAGTGCATTATTAAATGCTTTGCATAGTGAGTTATCTATGTGTGTTTTACATACATCCTCAATTTTTTTGAGGATTTGTTCTTTATCTTCAGAGGCGGAAGATGGGGCTGCGGCAACACCGTCGTCAGCTTTCGGCGCAATTGGGTTTAGACTATCCAGTTCTTTAAACAGAAAGTTATAAACATACTCATGTGGAACTGCCAATGTATAGCCCAAATCACCGCTGCCGGCAAATACGACCGCGCTAATCTGATTTTCTTCACCATAGATTCCGGAACCTGAGGAGCCTGGTTGAATGGTTGTAGAGACGACGATCGATTCAAAATCACCGATGATGGGTAGTTTTCCTATAAAAGCGCAGATAAAACCAGTAGATGGATTTGCCTTGTCAGCGTCGGTACAGTCTCTTAAACCCATAACAATCTGAACTTGAAGTTTATCAGAGAAGTATCCTCGTGTAATAATTACGGGTAATAAATGAGGGTGTCCGGATGTCGTAGCATGATCAAATCGTACGGGAGCTGTTCGCGATACGGACGCAGATGGGCCTGCATGAGCTGATACAAATATCGCACATAAATCATGTCTATTTGAAGTTTTATAGGCGGTAACTGCGAGTTTTCGTCCATCTAGTGTATGAACTAAGCCTCCACGCGAGACAACTCCACAAACATGTTTATTAGTTAGAATCATGGAAAGAGTTTCAGTTGACGTTACAACTGTTCCACTTCCTCCGGAATTCTCAGCCCGATTAGTGATTTTAACGGTAGCTGTTGGTACAAACTCAGACGGACGAGTGCATCCACCTGCTCCTAATAATAGTAATCCGATTAATATTTTTTTCATATATCTCCTTTTTCCATTACAACAGAAACAATACGATTATTCAAGCTTTAATTCATCGGGAATAAGATTATATTCATCTAGTAGAATCTTACACTGTTCCTTAAAATGTGCCTTAGTGAATTTATGGCTATTATCGTCAAAGATTATTACCTTACAGGTATCTTTACCATTAGATCGACGTAGACCTCTGCCAATTTGTTGAATTATAGAATTTTTTGAGCGTCCTAGGCCTGTGATAATGATGAACTCAGCTGGTTTAGTGTTAACCCCTTCGCCGACAATACCAGTTGTTCCCACTAAGGTCTTTATCTTTCCTTTTGAAAAGGCCTCAAGTAATATAATTGAATCCTCAGATTCGCCGTTCGCGAAATGCGAACCACATAATTCACTAAGGATCTTGCCATGCACTATTTCCTTGACTAATACAAGAGTAGGGACACCACTATGGTCCAGAGCACGCACCAATCTAGCAATAAGATTATTACGCACGTCGTTTTCAACCACGAGAGTTTTGTAGACTTGCCGCCATGTATGAGCGTTAGTCTTGGTTTTTGGTATCGTAACATAAAATGCCTCCAGGGGGGTTATATACCCGTTTTCTACCGCTTTGTGGAAATCCACTCGGTATATTATTCTCCCCGCGATGCTTTCAAACAATATATCTTCTTCTGAACGACTGCGAAAAGGCGTAGCGGTAAAAAATAGTCTATAGTATATACCATTCCAGTACTTACTATTTAATGTCCTATAAGTCTTTGCAGCGACGTGGTGGGCCTCGTCGATGATTAAACAGTCGTATTTCTTAGTCTTTTTAAGCTCCGGAGAATCAATATTTTCAATTGTTATATTTTTAAGAGACCCAAAACAAGCTGTAAAATCTTCAGTAAGTTGATTCTTAAGGGTTAGGTTTGGTACTACTATAAGGGTTTTAACTTGTAGAGCATTAACTAAGTACATCATGGTTAAGCTTTTACCGAACCCGGTGACTGCTGAAATTGTCCCACGATGATGTTGCAAGGCGGCATCAACTATCTCTAACTGTTCAATATATGGGGGATGTGGGAAAGTAGGGTTAAACATCCCTGGCTTGGGCGTTGGTTTAACCCTCATATCTAACAACGAGAATGGTGCCTTTAAGGTGGATTTAACCGTCTCTAGTAGCCCAGTAGGGAACATGCCTGACTTTGCCAGTAATGACACCCTATTGCCCGCCTTAACGCCAAAGGGTGTAAATACTGGGGGTAGGGAATAGGAGAGGACCTCTTTTAAAGAGTTATGTTCGGCTATAGAGAGCCCCTCCACCTTAGAGATACTGTTGTGTATGATTATATCAATCAATTTCATCTCTTTTCCAGAATAGGTAATGGCCGCAGGTTGGGCACTTATCATGTTTCTTACTTACGTTTTTCTCGACACCATTGCGGGACATAGTCTTAGACTTCCGTGCAGCCATGTCCAAATGTAAACATATCTCACTATCGCAGATAGCTTGAAACGTGTAAGTCTTAATCTTTTCATCTTCATCAAATAGATCAAAATAGTTCATACATCCCTCCTACGGGATTATTAATTAATAGTAGTATAAACACTAACAATGCTATTACACTAATAAATACTACTATTTTTTTGTTAGACATACTAAAACTCCTTAGTTATTACTTTACGGAACTTCCAACAAGTTGTCAACTTTTGTCTATTACGTAAGTCTAGCGAAAGTCTTTATTATCGTAATTTGATTTTCCGAGATTGCAGTCTCTGCATAAGACTTGAAGGTTCTCAAATACTAAGGCTAAATCATATCTTATGCTGATGGGTTCAATATGATCTACGTGCATCTCACCCTTAGTTCTACCACAGCACATACAGGTTCTACCGTATGTTGCAAACACTTTGTATCGTAGTTCTAGCCATTCCTGTGACCTATAGAAGTCCTTTCTATGGTTTTGTCGAGCATGCTTATGCTCCTTTCGTTTCTTAGATGCAAATTTTCTCGATGTGTCCCTCGGTGAAAGCTGTATCTGAGGACTCACCGCTCGTGGACCTACGGCTACATAACACTTCTCAGAACAACATCCCTGATCTTGGTGTACTAATCCCTTAACCCATGAGTAGAATTCTCTACAAGCTCTACACTCTCTCATCTTCTTTCGCATACACTTGTCTCCTGTTGCATCTATTAGAATTCTAGGTTTCAGCAACATACACCTAGATAACTACCGGATATTAGTAGAGATGTCTTTATTGATAGCGTTTACTACAGCTTTTGAGTGTGTAGCTACTCATCCCTTACGGGCCATGCAATTGGTTGCTATCGCAATTTATCTCTAGTTTACACAGAATCTTTAGTGGCTTGGCTCTTACAAGTACAGAGTGATCTCCAGCATCTCACTTAAATTCAATGTTTTGGTAAGCCTTATTAGGTACTTACGCTTTGCCTTTCTTTATAGTTCGTAAGGCTACGCATCAACTTATCTGTATTATAGGCATATTGTGTGCCAAAAGTAAAGCATTCTTTACTAATATTAATTATAATAAAGTATATTTAACTTTACAAAGTGGTGCTTTTCAGATATTCTCTAATTGTTAGTCCAACTATATCCCTCCTCTCGGAAGGCCTACAACGTATCAATCGATACATCACAAGTTGTAGGCCTTCCTTCTCTTTAGTATTGACTATTATAGGTAAATTATGTAATATAATACTATGAGTACCGAGAAATTAAATCAATTAGACGAAATAGCGCAGATAATCGCGATAGAAAACTTTAAGATAATGCAGGCACTCCCTACAGATGGAACTATAGATCCGATAATCCCAATGGTTACAAGGACTTTCAGATTTTATCTACAACTAGTGATCCTACATGTTTTAAATAGTAAATATAAAGAAGGGATGACCAAGGAGGAGGCTTATGAAGCCGTTCAACAGAATTTCCTGGTATTTAAATCTCTTCTGCAAGATAACATAGCAGAAGGATTCGATGCCGCCTTTAAAACGTATGCAGGTCAAACTCTAGACTATTACTGCATAATTAGTCCATTCCCTAAACCTGTAAATAAGGAAATGATATGATCTACCTAATATTGTTGGTTTTTATTGTATTTCCGGTGTTAACTACAATTATTATAGGCCTTCTAGCTTCAAACGCAGCAGGGAATGAATAATATGAGACTAAATAAAGAAACTCAATACGCGTTGCTGTTAGGCATGTATTTAGCTCGATCCGGAAGATCCACGATTGGGACAGTAGTAGCTAATCTCAACCTTTCTACGAGTTTTTTACATAAAGTAGCAAATAACCTACGACGCCGCGGTATTCTAGAGAGTACTCGGGGACCCGGGGGAGGTTTTGAGCTTGCTAAAGATGTCCGGATTATTGATATTTTCAATAGTATGGATGGTAATGGCTTTATGTCTCAAAGGGAAAGACTTCTTTTCGCAGCTGGTGTACCTGAAGAACGCATGTTAGAATTAATAATATCTAACATGAGTTTAGCTATCTGGCCTGTACTGAATAAGACCCTGAAGCAGTTTGTGTCAGAATTAACACAGACAGAATTGAAACAATTAAATACGTTAACCGCAGAATCCTTGGAGCAATAATATGCAATTTCCCTTTCTTAATAACCCGGATACCGGTAAACCCGATGAGATGGTCACAGTAACTTTAATAGTTACTTTAGCCGCCGTTTTTAGATTCTTAGTAGACGGAATGACTCTTAATATATTAGGACATGTATTAACTTTCACAAAATTAGATTCTAGCGTATATATCGCATTATTAGGACCTGTTTTAGGTTCTCATGCATTTATAAAAGGTAAAGGAGTCGACAATGCAGTTAACAACAAGAAATAAAATAATACTCGTAGTAATATACACTGGATTAGCCGTTGCAGCTGGTCGATATATGACTCCTGAGAAAGTAAAGGTTGAAACAAAGATTGTGGAAGTTGAGAAAAAGACTGATGATAAAGATATGGCGAAAGAAGACGTTAAGCATAAACATGTTGTAGTAACACAAGATACTAAACCTTCCGGAGAGACTATTGTTACTACAGATACAACCTATGATGACACCGAGGCAGAGAGTTCTCAGGAGATTAAAACAGACACCTCTTCGAAGGAAGAAGCGGTAGTAAAAGAGACGGTTTATAACAACGGACGAGTGACTTTATCAGCTCTTGGAGGCCTTAACCTTTCTACTTTGAAGCCTGTTTACGGTGCATCTGTGGTTAAACCAATTATAGGACCTGTGGCAGTCGGTATTTGGGGTTTATCTGATGGTTCATGTGGGGTATCCGTGGGGTTACAGTTCTAATTGACTTGTTTATGTAACTCTAGTATGCTCGTTATATGAACTACCTTGTTATCCTTACCTCATTACTAATCCACAGCGTATGTTGTGCTCAACAGTTACGTGTAGCTATAATTGACAGCGGTTTAGATATTAACGATGGCCGGTTTAAGGACCACCTGTGTAAATCAGGACATACGAATCTAGTAAGCCACGAAACCCTCAATGATGTAAATGGTCACGGAACCTGTGTAACAAGCCTCGTACAGGAATATGCAAAAGGCTCTGATTATTGCTTATTAATATACAAATTTTATGGCAAGACGAGCAGTTACAGTGAGACGGTTAAACGAGAAGTTACAGCGATCCAACTTGCTATAAATAATCATGCCAATATTATTAATTTATCAGCTGGAGGCGCTACATACAGCCGTCAGGAACATATTCTAATACAAAAGAATCCTAACATTACATTTGTTGTCGCTTCCGGCAATGATGGATTAGATCTAGACGCTGGCAACAATAGGTTCTATCCTGCCTCTCTTAATGAATCTAACATAATCGCCGTAGGAGCCAATAGGGCAACAGAAGAAATAGCTAAATTCTCTAACTATGGATCGACCGTTAAGAACTATGAAGTCGGCGACCGAGTAAGCTGTGCAGCAATTGGAAAAGGTAATAGATATTTATCTGGAACTTCGTTATCTGCCGCCATTTTTTCCGGTAAATTAATAAATAAGCGAGGAGTTAAATAACATGAAATACTTAATTATTATGGGGTTTGTGATTTTTTCCGGGTGTTCGACTGATACTCTAAGAGGTAGAAGTTGTACTGATATATGTCTTAGTGGTTCAAAACTTGAACAAAAACATGAATGTGGTTGCGAAAGAGGTGTAAGATGGTTATGAGAATAATATGGGATGTAGTGCTGATTGTCGTAATATCAAGTCTAGCATGGTTAGCGGGTTTTAATTTTGGATGGAATAGAAGCGAATGGGTTACCTTAACGTTCAATCCTTCTTGCACTGGCGTGTATAAAAGTGTAAGATAAAGACAAGGAGTAAATATGTTGACTGATAAATTACTAACTAAAATTGAAAAGATCTTAGGTAAAGAAACTATGGCAGAATTAGAAGCTTTAGATTCCAACATGCTTAAAGATCATATTGTTGCGGCCGAGCATTCAATTATGGAAGCTCAACGAGAGTTGGAAGCTAACTCTAAGTATCAAGAGCTTAAGGAAAGCCTTAAAGCATTGTCTGAAGGCTTTAAAGAAGTGAAAAAACGACAAAACGCGATGATCCGGTACAATCTTTCACTACTTGAAGATAAAGGTGAAAAATGATTACTAAAGAAAAGATGATGAGTTTGATCAAGTATAAAGATGGCCTAGAAGATAAGCTAAAAGGTGAAGTACCCCCAAAGCATAAAAACCATCCTAATAGCTATCATGAGTTCTTAAAACAGGAAATTAAGATGGTATCAGTTAAGATTGAAGCAGCAAAGCTCGAAGGAACTAAATAATGAAACGATTAAAAAAGCATGTCGCCCGTAAGCTAATAGTATTAGGGAAAAGAAAATTGTTAAAACCTAAAGATGAAGCAATTTTACGTGAATTCTTGGATAAGGTAAACAAATGAGAGACTTAAAGACATTTATTGAGAAATATGCGGCATTACTTCCTGTCGGAACCTCTATTAGTTTCACGGACGCCGAACGCAGGGCTAGCGAGTTTTTAACTGCACAAGCTACGATTACGGATTTCCGTCACTTATTAACTACTGAGAGAATTAAATGTCTTACAGTCCAAACAGCTGTCTTTGCTCAACAAATGTCTAAAGGAGCAGGAAAAACTGTAACTCAAGATAAGCTAAATGCTGAAGCTTCGGATGAATATATCCATGCTAGAGAAGATTTAGAAAATATAGAGAACGATTTAGCATATTTGAGGGCTTATTACGATATATTCAACAATGCTCATATTTTCTATAGAAACATGGCGAAAGGTGAAAATGTCTAAATTTAACATGAATGAACTAGCTAATGAAGTTCGTAAAAACTTTAAAGATAATCCTAAGTTAGCTAAGCGCATCGGGGTCGGATCTAATCTCTCAAAGCTAGAGGATAAAGATTATATCATCCTCCCGGAGTGGTGGGAAAAATGTACAGGAGTTAAGGGCCTACCATTCGGAAAATTAGTAATGATCGCCGGGGATTCTGACTCAGGTAAGACATCTATGGCAATTGAAGCCATGAAAGCTGCTCAAGCGCAAGATGTGGGGATTATATATGTGGAGACAGAAAACAAAACGACTGAAGCCGACTTACGTAGTTGGGGCGTTGATCCAGACGGACTCTTACTCGTCCAATCCTCAATCGCTGAAGAGGCTTTTGAACTTATGTTCGCAGCATGGGATGGATTCAAGAAAAGCTATCCGGCTAATAAGTTATTGGTTGTCTTTGACTCGATCGGAAACGTCGTCTCTCAAAGAGATAGCGAAATCGATCTCATGGAGCAAAACTCCCAGCCTGGCGGAAAGGGTAAAATCAACCGCCTTGCATTGGCTAAGATGGTTTCGAAACGCGATGAAGACCAAGCAGCTATTTTAATTATCAATTATACTTATGATAATCTAGGCAGCCCTGGTAAAACTAATGCCGGGGGTAAATCAGTAAACTTTTTTAGTTCACTAACCTTCCAAACTTCACGAAAAGGATGGCTAGAAAAAACTGTTAAAGGTGAAAAAATCAGATATGGTGCTTTAGTTAGGTGGGTTAATTTTAAAAATCATTTAGACAGATCCGGCAATAAAAAGAAAGAATTTGATTTAAAGATTACTTCTGAAGGAATAAGTGTTTCGGGAGGATCGGATGAATGAAAATGACATTTTACGCTGTTGTACAGAAAATCGTAAATCTAGTTTCTTATAAAGATGTAGTAGGAGAAGAATAACATGAAAGCTACTTTAAGTTTTAAACTACCCGAAGAGAATGAAGAGTTTCAATTGGCTCAAAATGGTATGCATTATAGTAATGTTATTGATGAATTAGATAACTTTTTACGTTCTAAGTTAAAGTACGAAACATTATCCGAGATTGAATCAGAAGTCTATAAAGCTGTAAGAGATAAACTCTGGGAGCTGAAAGGTAATGAGTAAACCGTTTGCGGTCCTAATTTCGGACATTCACTTTAATGTTAATGCGTTACTTTGGGCATCTTCGTCGTTAAGACAAGCATTAAATCGCGCAACAAATCTTGGCACTCCTCTAATTATAGCCGGTGATCTTAACGATACTAAAGCTATAATTAGAGGTGAAGTGGCAAATGTCATAATAGAAATCCTTAGTCGAGCTAGCATAAAAGTTTTTATATTAGTCGGCAACCACGACTTACTTAGCGAGAAGACTAAAGAAAGTGGACTCGATTACCTAAAACCTTATGCTACAGTTATAAATAAGGTAACAAAACTTACGGATAATGTTACGCTATTACCATATTATAACGATTCTGCGGAGATTAGTAACATCTTGTCCGCAGAACCTGCAGGGAATACAGTCATAATGCATCAAGGTTTTAGGGGTGCCATGATGGGCGACTACATACAAGACAAAACCTCTGTAGACCCAAAGTTAGCTTCACATCTACGTGTGTTTTCAGGACATTATCATAGACACCAGACAATAGGAACCATAACTTACATTGGTAGCCCTTACACCATAACCTTCGGCGAAGCTAACGACGGCCCCAAGGGTTTTTTAGTATTAAACGAGGACGGCACGTATGAGCAGATTCCAACTAACCTTCGAAAGCATGTAATTATTGAAGGTGCTGGGGATGATGAAGGATTTTCCGTAGATTGGGATAAAGTCCATTCTATTGGAGACAGTGACCTAATATGGGTTAAATTAAGAGGTTCTCAGTCGAATCTCGCTAAGATCGATAAGATACAATTGGGAAATTTATTATTTAACCATTCTAACTATAAATTAGACTTAATACCGACGGATTCTACCGTTAATGACGCTACTCCTATCGATAAGACTAACGAAGAGATATTCGATAGTATTATAGATAGCCTCTCCGACTCCAAAGAGCACAAAGACTATTTAAAGACATTATATCGGAGTATTATATGCAACTCTTAAGCATTGATTTATCAAATTTTGGTAGTTATGAAAAATTAGAGTTTGATTTCAGAGACTTAGGTTTATCACTGGTCTCAGGACCAACAGGAAGTGGTAAAAGCACACTTCAAGACGGTCCATACTGGGTTATGTTTGGCGAAACCGCTAAAGGCGGTAATGTTGATGAAGTGAGATCTTGGTTCACATCTGACCCCACTGTTGGTATTTTATCGCTGGAAGTAGATGGCAAAATCTTAACAATTACGCGCATTAGAGGTACCCATTCTCAGAATGACCTTTATTGGAGTGAAGCTGGTACCGTTTATAGAGGCAAGGATATATCAGAAACTCAAAAGCTCCTGGAGACTAGGCTTAGAGTGCAAGCCGAGAGTTTTGCTGCTGCTACCTACTTTAATGAGTTTAGCCCAGCAGGTTCATTTTTCCTAAATAAAGCTAAAGAACGAAGAAGTCTATTTGATAAGCTTGTAGACTTAAACTTTCCAGCCACTATTAAAAGGAGGGCTACAGATGAAATCAAAGAAGTTAAAAAGAACCTCGAACGTGCGCAAGCCCGCGACAATAAAATTCTTGGAAGATTGGAACAGTTACGATCAACACTGGAGGAACATATCCGTCATCGTGATAGATGGGACAACGTACAAAAGCGAACCTTGGCAGAACTCAAAGCTAAGGCGGAAGGTTACGAAAACTACAAAACGCAAGAGATTGCTGAATTAAAAGTTAAAGAGTTACAGTTTGAAGAAAACCGTAAGTACAACATAAAACTTATAGAAAGCCGAATGTTTGACAGAAAAGCAGCATTATTAAACGATCGAACGTGCCCGCACTGCGGTGTTTTTAATGAAAATCATTCCCAGTCGCTAACGGAACTAAACACGGATCAAGAATTTCTGGTCGAAGCAGAGAAGAATAAATCTAATCCGTTTACTACGGAGCTTAAACAGTTGCACTATGCAACTAATCCGCATGAAGAAGCATTTGTTAAACAAGAAATGGCTACAAATCCACATGTGTACGCTGCTGCAGAAATGTATAATGAATTACAGCACTTAGAGAAGCAATTAAGAGATATCGGTACGCAAGCTCAATTGTTAAAAGAAACCTTATCGGCTTTAGGTCAGATTAGTGATTTAACTGCGGATTTACGGTCAATATTATTACATAGATCAGTTAAAGCTATTGAAAAGCAAACTAATACGTATCTAGAACAATACTTTGAGTCGGCTATTAGGGTACTTTTTGACACCAAAAATGATGACTCTTTAGATGTGACTGTCACTAAAGATGGTTACGAAGCTACATACAAACAACTCTCCAAAGGACAACGCGGACTCTTAAAGTTATGTTTCGCGGTGTCAGTTATGACAGCCGCTGCCAATAAAGTCGGAATACATTTTAACCTATTAATGCTAGATGAGGCGTTAGACGGTCTCGATAGTGATCTAAAAGTCAAAGCTTTTAATCTTTTGTCTGAATTAGAGAAAGATCATGCTAGCATATTAGTGATTGATCACGCACAAGAACTTAAGTCTTTATTTAACCGACGGTTTGACGTATTCTTAGAGCAGGATAGAAGTTTTATTAGGGAGGTTTAAAATGCTTCGAGAATTTACACGAATAATAATAATAATAGGATATATAATAGCTTATATTGTTATTTTTATGATTTTAATTGGTTTGGGGTTACGATGAATGAACGTATAACTAGCCGAGAACGAGGTTTGATTAAGGGCGCTCTTCGAAGAGTCTTTTCCCGATCCGATCTAAGACGCGATGTGATAGCGACGAGCATTATAAAACATACTGATCCACGGAGGCCTAGGGTAAAAGCTTGGGGATTATGCGCAGTGTGTAGAAAACACACCCCTAAGAGCTACCTCGTAGTCGATCATATTTTACCGTTAATTCCTGTGGACCAATCCTTTGAAGAAATGTCTATGGATACATTTTTAGATAGATTATGGTGTGATCCATCAAATTTACAAGCAATTTGCGAAATTTGTCACTTTACAAAAACCTCACAAGAGGGTAAACTCAGAAGAGAATTTAAGAAATCCCTTAAGGAGACTAAACATGTCCGAAATCAAATTAATAAGAGGCCAAGTACGCCAAATCGTAAAAGAAGAACTACCAAACATTCTAAAAGAACAGTTATTTGAAGAATTGAAGAAACACGTAGATTCTCGCATGAATGAAGTCCAAAAGTTTGTTAAAGAAACTATGGATCTTATGAATACTAGGCAGAAAGAGGTATTGAAGTACCTCGTTGAAAGTTATGTAGGAAATCCTAACGATAAAGCTGAAGATGGTCTAGGTTCTACTGTGGAGACGGAGCAAGCTAAGAAAGATTCAATCGTTACAAGCTTCGAAGAATAAGAGGAAATAATGAAGAAAGCCAAAAACCTTCTCGTAATATCTGATCTTCATGCTCCCTATTACCATCCGGATACTATTGCATTTTTGACAGCTTTAAAGAAAAAGCATAAGTTTGATACCGTCATATGCATAGGTGACGAGGTGGATAACCATGCTATTAGTTTTCATGATTCAGATCCTTCGTTACCGAATGCTAGTAAAGAGTTGGAATTAGCTATTAAGGCATTACGCCCTCTTTATAAGCTGTTTCCGCAAGTCACCGTCGTTGAATCCAATCATGGCAGCCTTGTGATGCGAAAGGCTTTGGCTAGCGGTCTACCCCCAGAAGTATTTAAGTCCTATAATGATATTCTTCAGGCCCCTAAAGGTTGGAAGTGGGTATTTGATACGAGAGTTCTAACCTCATTAGGCCCCGTATATTTCTGCCACGGTAAGACCGGTTCTCCCGGCAAATTAGCTGCGTCGTATGGTTGTAGTACCGTTCAGGGGCATTTTCATGAAAAAGCCCAAATTAACTATATCTCTACCCCCGAACGTTTGATGTTCGATGCACATACTGGGTGCCTAGCTGATGATTATAGTCTTGCATTAGGATATAATAAAATTAATCCACGAAGACCAATAGTTAGCGTACTCATAGTTTTAGATGGTATACCACAAATCGTACCTATGCGGCTCCGCCCCGGAGGACGCTGGATAGGAAAATTATAAGTGTTATCCAGCACTTATAAAATAGTTGACGAATATCTCGTTTCAAGGTATTCTTTAACTATGAGATACGTAATATTAATAGTCCTAATAAATGTGTTAGCGTTAATGAGTAATGTTAAAAATGTAGAATGTGATACCTCAACCGTACCTTACTACATATATAATGCGGCTACTAAGTTTAAAATTGATGTAGCTCTACTATATGCATTTTGCCGAGTTGAATCGAATTGCCGCGCCAAGGCGATTAATCACGATGATGGTACAGCAGCTCAAAAAGCCGCCGGTATTGTAGATAAATCATATGGCCTGTTTCAATTAAAGTTATCTACTGTTAAAGGATTAGGTTTTCAACAACTTGAACATATTAAAATTGTTAAGAAAACTAAAAATAAAACAGTAACGATCAGAAAAACCATAGATCATACCAAAGACTTACTAAATCCTGAAGTTAGCACTTGGTATGCTGCAAAGCTTATAAGTCAGTTATATAAGAGATATGGCGATACTCCTAAAGTTATATCAGCTTATAATGCGGGTCGTTATACTACCGCTAATGACGACTATGTCATGAAGGTATTGAAGGCTTATACACGTTATAAGATTGATAAAAGGTTTTAATATGACACATATAAAGAAACTTCTACGGCTCTCCAAAGCGTTAGGTATTAAAGTTGCTTTTATCCATTACCCCGGTAATGGCGCGTGGCATCCGGCGGTTAATAAAATATCTGTAGATCGGGATTTAGAGGGTACAGAGCTTGTATCAACGATTTTACATGAATTAGGACACGTTGTTGATGATTTAGCCAATCGTTCAGATACAGAATGGCGTAAATTAGATAAGGCTTATAGTAAAGTGTACAAGAATAAAGCTTCCACGAAACAACTCCGATTAGTGCTAAAGCACGAGCGTCGAGCGTGGACTTTCGGTCGGGAGATAGCCCGCCTGTTAAAGATTAAACTCGGTAAATGGTATGATCGAGACGAGAAAGATTCTATTGCCGATTACAAGTCTTAGTGGTATATTGAATTTATGAGTACACCAAACTATGTAACGAAGGAAGATTTTCGATTCATGAGCGACTCGTTGTGGAATGAAAAAGTGTTAGAATCTGGGACATTTGTAAGACCGATCGAGTTAGCATATGTACCAAAGCACATCCGAGATAACCCAATGAATCGATGGTTTGATGCGGAGAAGGAAGTGTACGTATATTGCTCATTTGGTATAATTGCTATACCGAAGAACATAGTGAGGAAGTTATAATATGGAACAAGGAACGAAGCACGACGGTGAAAAGCCAAGACTAGACTTAATTAGTCCGATTGCGTTAGAGGAAGTGGCGAAAGTATTAGCTTTTGGTGCCAAAAAATACCAAGCTTGGAACTGGGCTAAAGGTATAAATTATACGCGTGTTATAGCTGCTATTCTTCGGCATACGTATCTATATCTTAGAGGAGAAACATTAGATTCCGAAACAGGAATTAGCCATATGGCTGCGGTTATGTGCAATGCGATGTTTTTATTACACTTTGAGAAACTAAAGCCGGAGTTTGATGACCGCCCGAAGGATGTTTATGAAATTAGCAACATGTCATCCAAATAAAAAAGAGCGCAGATTTAACAAG